AGAAAATTTAGGTGGCATTTTATCAAATGCAGAATATCCCATTTGAGCAGCTTCCCAATCAGATTGGAAATCTTGCTTGCAAAACTGTAAGTTTACTTGAAACTCCTCTGGTTGTAATAATCTTTCGGTTAATGTTACTGTAGCAGTTGCATCAAAATCGCAAGAAGCGTTTTTAATTACGTTTGCATCAGTAGCTACTTTTTTCATAGTAGACTTATATTTGATATTAGGCATTACTTCTATACCGCCTTTATCAATTGTGTTAGCACTTAAAAGAGCAGCAGAAATATATTTACCTGCAAATTCTCCAGCGTAAGTACTTGTTATACTTGTTGTTGTCGCCATTTTATTTTATATTAATTATTGTTAAAAATTTTATCAAAAACCCTGTCTTTAGTTGTAGCTATTCTATTGCTTGCAATATGAAAATTTACTTTATTATCAACTTCAGCTTCAGGATTATGTTTTACAGGTTCAGGAGCAACAGCAGAAAGTTCTTCTTTCTCTTCTATTACTTCTTCCTTCATTTCTTCTTTGTTACCAAGTTTTTCGTCAATCATTGCTTTGATTTCTTCAACAGCAGATGTAAACTCTTCTTTGGTTACATAGTTCATTTCTTCTTTTTCTTCTTCCTCTAATTCAGTTTCTTTAACTTCTTCAGATTCTTCAGATAATTCTTCTTCAGCTACCTCTTCTTCAGCAGCTTCTTTAATACTGTCAATTAAACCTTCTTCAGATACAACTAAAACTTTACCTTCTTCTAATTTATATTCACCAACAGGAAGAGCAATTTCTTCATCTTCAGTTTTAATAAATACAGATTTACCAGCTTCAAAAGATTCTGCAACTAATACAGTACCATTTTCTAATGTAATTTCAGCCATTTCTATTTTTTCTTCAGAAAGTTCAACTTTTTCACCAACAATATTTTTTATTTTGTTTAGTATTTCGTTTGCTTTCATAATTTGAGTATATATCTATAAACGTTTGAAAACCTTTACTGTTATATTTTTTTACAACTTTATTTTATACTTTGCCTATTCCTTGAGCTTGTAAGCTACCATCACAGCATTTATTACTGTATCTTTTACCATCAGGACATAAGCAACCGCGCTTAGTATTTTTAGGTGATGTATTACTTGGTGTTTTAAATTTTTTACTTCTCATATTGTTTATTTTATAGGTACACAATTAGGTACTTTTTTACCATCTTTAATTTTCATTCCATATTGCTCATATCCAGCTTGACAAGGTTTTTTCATTTGTGTGTGTTCTTCACAAGGCATATACCATTCTTTACCTTCAAACTCGTGAACGTGAAAACCCTCACAACCAATATTTTGAGCCATTTCCTCAGCTTTCTCTTGTGTGCTATAAGCTAATCTATCATCTATAATTGCAAAATCTTTATCAACTACCATTGAAGCTAAATTAATTTCACCTAATTCTTTTAACTTACTTTCACTCCATCTTAAACCTGCTTTACCACCCCACAATAAATAACTAATTGTACCACACGCTTTAGTATCTCCTTCATCATAATATTCTTGCGCTCTGCTTAAATAACTATACATCCTTTTTAAAGTTTGTAAACTAATATTTTCTTTTTGTGCTAATTGTTGCGCACGTATTTTACCAACTTGTGTTGCACATTTATTATTTACTTTTTCATTTAGTTCAATACCTCTTTTAGCATTATTACTAACTGCTTGTGGATAATCGTTATAAGTTTCTAATTCTATCTTCTTACCAGATTTAGTTCTTTTGTCTTTCTTAATTAGTGCCTTAATATTACTAAGCATATATTCAGCTTCTTCTTCTTCAATAGCTTGCATCTCTGATTTTGTATCTGGTTTTTTAATTTGTGCGCGGTCAGCGAAAAAACCTTCAATTGAGAAACCTGTGTATTTTTTACCTTCTTTAATTTCATTCCATAATTCATCATCTTCTACTTTCATAGATATTACCCAACTACCAACAGGCGCATTTAAATTATAAATAGCAGATTTATCTTTTACTTCATCTTCTACTATCCAGCTTTCAACAACAGTAAGATTGTTAGCTTTCATTTGATGCTCTAAAGTTGCATTACTTTGATTACCATTTTGAAAAAACAACTCACTTGTTCTACGTATAGTTTCTTTAGAAAAATACACATAAAACATAGTGTCATTACGCTTGCGGTAAATCATTTTATTGGGTACTAATGCACAACCCATCACTATGCGCTTTTCATCATCTACTTTAGCCAGTTTAATTTCATCGCTTGATAGAGCTACGAAAGATTCTTCAATAGCAGGCGCAGAAACAATTGACACCGCATCGACGCCAACCATTTCTTCGTTTTCTTCATCTAATATTAATTCTATTATATCCATTGTATTTTATTTTAAAAAGTTGCTTGTGTAATTGTATTGTTTTGTAACTGTTGCGCTGTTGTAACATCTCCAGCTACTACAAATGCTTGTACTGGTGGTTGTTGTCCTAATGCTCCAGCTACTTGATTAAATCCTGATTGCCCTACTACATTAAAACTTGGTGGTTGTGTTGGTGCTGTTGATGCTCCACCTGATGTAGTTGGTACACTTCCGCCACCAGTAGCTCCAGAAGGATTAAATTTTCTTGATGCAATAGCTGCTACTTGTGCTGCTCCAGCTACTCCCATAGCTATCATATTTGCCAATCTTAGTGGTCCTATAGGGTCTTTTGTATCTCTTGCAACTTTCATTATAGCTACAGAAGTGTTAATTAATGTTTCAACTATTGCTAATCCTTTTTGTAGGTTAAATGCTCTTTCTGCATTTTTTTCATTTTGATTTGCAAATGCCTCAATTAAATTTGACATTGCCATTAAAGAATTTCTTTGTATAGCCTCTTTTGCATCTGCACGCTTTTGCTCTATTCTTTTACCTTCTTCAAGCACTTTATTAGCATTTTCCCAAAAAGCATCATAAAATTCATCATACTTCTGTTTTTCTATTTTTACTTTTTCATCTGCTATTTCTTTATCTCTTGTTTTATTTTTTTGTCTTGATTCCTCTAAAAACTCATTATAAGCAATTTCTGCATCTATTTTAGCTTGTGTACCAGCATTAGTAGTATTTATAACATCTTGTAATCTTTGAGCTTCTATTTCTTGTTCCTCTGCATCTATTTCTTTTAATGTTTCTAATTTCTGTAACTCATCTTCAATTTGTTCTGCATCAAATCTTTTTCTTTCAATAGCTAATTTATTTTCAGATTCAAGTTTAGAATTAATAAGCTCTATAGCTTCTCTTTCTAAAGCTGCTTCATTTGTTAATTGTTCACTTCTAAAACCAGCTACTTGCGCTCTAACTGCTGCAAGTTCGTTTTCAGCTTCCTGTACAGCATTTTTACTTTCTACATTATCTTTGTCTTTTTTAAGTTCTGCTTGTGCTGATTTTAAAGAAAGTTGCGCATTTTCAAGCATTGCTTTTTCTTGCTTATCTAATACTAAAGCAAGTTCATCATTAGCTTTTTTTCTTTCTGCTATACTTTTTCTTTCATCATCTCTTATTTGCCTTAATGATTCAGCTTGTAAATCATATTTTTCTATTAAACCCTGATTAGCTGCTGCTGCTAATTCAGCTTGTTTCTTAAGTTCTACATTTGCAGTTGCTGCCTCTACTGTAGATTTAGTATATTCAGTTAATGCAGTTACGCCTTCACTAATCACTTCTGTAGCTTTTTCTACTGAATTATCTACACCAGTTAATACATCTACAAATTCACTTCCAGCATTTTTAACTTCATCTATTGCACCTTTAAAATCACCAGCAAATAGTTTTTTCATTGCTTTACCTAAAAAGCCAAATACTTCAAGAGCTGATTTTACTCTTTCAATAATATTATCTTTTATTGCATTACCTAATGCTTTGACTGATGCTAATGGGTCATCAAATATTTTCTTAAAAAATTCAGATACTGCACCTACATTTTTAGATATAAAATTAAAGAAATCATTAAAAGCTATGGATAATGATTCAAAAGCAATATTAAAAGTATCTACTACTTTTTGATTTGATTCAAACAATTCTTTTAATAAGCCAAATGCTGCAATAGCTAAACCAACACCAGCAGCTTTTAAAGCTGTTCCCATCATTCTAAAACCACCAGCAACCCCTTTTGCACCTTTTTTTAGTGTAGCAAATGCTTTACCAGAAGATTTTAAATCACTTACTTCTGTATTAGTTTTTTCTAAACCAGTATTAAGATTATCAACTTCACTTGTTAAGTTTTCTAAATCTTTCTCTGCTTTATCAGTTTTAGTTATTATTTCAAATATCTTAGTAATCATTTCTTCATTCTTAATTGGTTAAACCCTTCTTTAAATGTTAGTGGTACTTTGTTAATACCTAATGCAATATTTATATGTTTATCATATAATTTATTTGCTTTACAAAATTCTAATGCTTCTAATATTGTTTTCACGTTGGTTCGTTTAATAGTTCAAAATTTGTTTCTCCTGATTGTAATTTAGTAGACATTTTATTTATTGTATAAGCTCTTGTGCCAACTACAATTAAATCATCTAATGTTAGATTTAATAATACTTTTAAAGGCAATACAGCAGAAAACTTAAATATTCTTGTTCTTTTGTTAAATACTCTTGTAATGTAGTTTTGATAATACAATTGAAATAAACTGTTGTTGTTACCAGCATAATCTGTTAGTGTATAAGTATTAATTTCACTACCAAAATTTAAGTTGTATGTAGGTGGTGTTGAAGATGTACCTAATTCATTGCAAGCACTTGGAATCCAATAACTTGTTAAATCATACTGGTCATTTGAAGAATTGTGTGCTAAATCTCCATAAACTTCTGGTCTTGTATTGTATACAAAATGCACCTCATCTGCTGATTGCTGATAAATTCCATAAAATAAAAGTGGTTGCCCTATACTTGGTTCTAAATTATCATCTAAGAATGTACCAACTTGAACTGTAGTTAAAGCACTACTTGTTTTATCTTGTAATCTTTCAAATAGCATGTGCTCAAAAGGTATTTTAATTTGATACTTTTTACTTTTAGTTGTATCAGCTAAATAGTTAAGCTCTCCGTATTTTTGGTTATTAGTATTTAAAAACTGTTGTGCTAAAATGCTTTTAGGTTCTGAATATTCAAAATCTACTTCGCTAAATGGAACTGTTGCTCCTACAGTATGTTCATCTGTTTTTACAAATGGTGTTATATCCTGAGTATCTCCACTATTATAGAAACTGTCTAATGTTTTTACAACTACTTCACCATTAAAATTTAAAAATGCAGTTAAGTTGTGCATATTAAAAAATGCTCTTAAAAAATCAAGAACTTTAATATCTGGAACTTGGTTTCTTATTGTAATACTTTGGTCAGTTGTTAAATTAGCATCTTGTGTAAAATCTGCTGCAT